TTTCTAATGTTTTCAGTGACTTATCATTTTTATTTGTCAATGTTTTCAATGGGTTAGCCGCAAGCGGCCGGTGGTAGGTTAGGGTAATAATGTTGCGTAGGGGGGCGGTTAGTTGGACTATTGTTGCTCCCACCCTGTGTTGCACCTCTTCACGGCCTTGATAAGGGAAATTTGGAAAAACAGGGTTAGTTCTTGACAACCCTTNAAGGGAAGACTANAATAGACTTAAGTTTGAATTGTATTAACCACTCGTTTTGAAAATTTTTTATTAGGATTTTTTCTTGAATTTCATGTGTCAAATATTTGGACATAATTACTCTTTAACTAGTGCCTTTGGTAATTATGCTTTTTGTAGTAAATGCGGGGATACTTTAGTAATTAAAGAGCCTTACGATTTAAGTATTGGCGAAAGACGTTACTTAAATAACGTTCTGATGGAAATGACAGAGCTAGGTTTACAGAAAGTTGAAGTAGATGTTCAAGAAAACGAGTAGGATATTATTGGTTTTAGGATTATGTGCTTTTACAACGTCTGTTTCAGCGGTTGAGTTTAGGTCAAAACCTGTTCAGTGTGGATCTAGAGATTCTTTGTTTGAATTACTCCAAGAAGCAGGAGAAGAAGCTTTAGTAGGCGGTGTTGCAGACGTTATTGTAGAAGGCGGTCAAAAGACGCAGGTTGCTGTTACTTTTTTTGCTAATCCTATTGAAGGTACTTGGACAATGGTTGAGTTTCATACCCCTATAGAAGCTTGTGTTATAGCTTACGGAGGTAGTTTAAACTTTGACGTACAACAATACTTTGAGAAAAAAGAAGCACTATAAATGGTAGAAAAATTTAAATATGGTCCTTTAGTATTTAATCATTTTGGAGAAGATGACGACTCTGGCAATTATTGGTGGGCAGGCAACCCTCCGGTTGCATATGAAGAAGAATCAGGGCCTTATCGTATTCCAGTAGACGTAGAAGGTAGTCAGTGTTTACCAGGCAACTGCATTTTACACCCAAATTGTCGTATTGAAGACTGGGAATCTTTTGAATTATTTCCTGTTCCCTCATTAGTCTGGTGTAGATCATGGTTTGAGGATAACTTTCTGATTATTGAAGACTATACTGTGTGTAGGTATATTTTGCGCTGGTGTGATTATAATTATACAAACGGGCATAATGCAGAATTTATCAATTGGAAAAAAGAAAAATCAATAAAAGAAATGGTAGCTGATATATGGCCCGACGTACAGACATCTTAGACGCACTAGTCGCACATCTGGCGACAAACACTACGGCGCATGTGAACAATGTTCACAAGTCATACAAATATCTTGATGATATTAATGACTGGCCGACTATTACTTTTCTTCCGCAAGTTGAAACACGTATATCACGCGGTGCCGATTTTCGGCAAGGGCTGCTTAACATTTTTGTTCGTGGCTATATCTATTCGGAAGAAGATGCTTTGGGAACCGCAGAAACGTTCGGGATGGCAATAGATGACGCGATTGAAACTTTTGCGGAGAACAATCGCACTTTACAAGTAGAAGAAGCTCGTGTGACAGAGTTTCGCACTGATGAGGGACTGTTCCATCCCTATGGAATGGCTGATCTAAGTTTACAAATTTTATATGAGGTGGAGACAACATGACAAAAAATAATAACAATAATACGTCGATTACAACCACTGTTGATGCGCTAAACCGCAGCTTAGAGGCTCCGCCTCTTGACCCGGTTATGCTTGCGCTCGCTAACGATTACTTATCCGGCAAGGCGATAGATGAATTAGCTGATGAGTATGGGATCTCCGAGGATCGAGTTACCTCGGTGATTGAGAAGAAAGAGGTGAAGAACTACATTGATTCAGTTTTCGCCACGCAAGGATATCTTAATCGAATTAAGCGCATCAATTTAATCAATTCAGTCATCGATCAAAAAATTCAGGAGGCTGTGGAAACAGGCATTTACTCTAAAAAAGATCTTCTCGATTGGATGAAGCATCTACAAGAAGTGGAAACATCACTCAAGCCTAAAACACAAGGTCCTCAAGTTGCCGTACAGATTAATAACTACGACAAGCTTATGCGGGATCTCATGGAATGAGTGAGCGTGGATCTAGAGTGGAAGATATTTATGACCCTACTCTTGATTGGGACTGCTCTCCTCCCGTGGATGCTGAGGATCAATCTCATCCCTCTATGTGGATGAACAACTTTATTGAACTCCACGTTGGACATGAAACAATGAGATTATCGTGGGTCGAAAGACAAAAAAATTTGCGAGCGCTTCGCGCTCGGTTTGAAAACGATGGATGACACCCCCCGCGTGGACAATAGTTGTTGTGAGCTTATTGGTATCTGCTTGCAACCCAATTATAAGTGGAGCTAGTTTGCTACATAGCATATCGGAAAGCAACACAGTTAGTACAGTAGTCAGTGTTATACAAACGTTTACCGTGCCAACGCAAGAAAAGATGCCAGCCAAAAAGTCAAGATCTGCAATTATGGAAGATTTACGCAAAGCCTTATGAACTACCTTGCTCTAGCTAATTTTTTATATAATCGTGCTGATATTGTTTGTTGGCCGCCCTATGCTTCTGGAAATGCTTTAATGAAGTGCTTAACAGTTCATGATGCATATATCTATAATCCAGACTGGAATATGTGGGGTCCTTTAGAATACATATTACAACCACCAGCAACTTTTACAGAATCAGAATTTAAATCTCATTATGCTGATATATTTGGAGAAGTATGGTTAGACTTAGACCAGCCTATCCCTAATCAACTAGCTGACGCACTTAAACGTAAAGGCATTACTAACTCTGAAGAAACATGGATCTATAAACTTACAAAAGAAGATAAACGTATGGTCTTCGGTCCGATGCACCATATTTCTTCAAAGCAAATGTTAGACCTCACTACAAGACCTATTGTTCAATTAATTCCTAGAGACTATTCATTGATGAGTTCAAGACCAGATTTGGAAAATGCGCATCATAAGTCTAACAAAGATTGGTTACGAAGTAAAAGCAAGAAATGGAAAGAACATTTTGAGTGTATCAACCACCCTCAAATACTAAATATCTATACTGAAGATTTTTTCTATTCTACATTTGAGGTTTTTATGAGAGAATATACAAAGTTAAGAAAACATTTTGATTTAGAAGATAGGTCAGAACAAGTTTGGGCTTTTGTTTTGTACTATCAAGACAGAGTTAATAAAACTAAACCTGCTAGGTAGGCACCATAAGGAGATACTATGAGTAAACAACCACGTGATGACGGAAATGATCCAATTCCTGTGTTAGCCTTGCGTCCTAATCGAGGACTTCAAGTTCCTTTTACCTCTTCATCTAACACTTCTCCACAAATTTCAAACTCAGTGCGTGTGGTAACTCTTTTTTCAACTCAAGACTGTTTTGTTGAAATTGGAGATAGTGGAGTTGAGGCTAACACGTCCAACTCTCATTTTTTATCTGCATCTATTCCTTATGACATCTCTCTAGGAGCTGAGACAGATCCTGCAGAAAATGATAAATATGTAGCAGTCATTCAGGCGCAAACAGCAGGGACGCTTTACATCTCTGAGAGAGACTAATGCCACTAGGTATTTCTCGCCTAGTTTTATCAACTTCGGCAATTAGACGATTCTTCGCTGCAGACGCAGTTGACGCTGACTATCTTCTTACCGAATCTGAAGATTTTCTCATCACTGAACGTGGTGAACTTATTTTAGGCAATCAAAGTGATTTTGTCTCTGGCGACTTTACAGATCCTGACTTCTCTGGACTGTTGACCCAAGCTGGTCAAGTATTGATTACTCAAAATGATCGAGTAATTGGAACTGAACAATTATTTGAGACAGCCTCTATAGCTGTTCAAAATAACCTAATCACACAAAACAGAGAAGTTTTAATAACTCAAGATGGGTTAGTGTTAACAACTGAGGTTGAAACTGACTTTGATCTACTAGAAACACAAAACGGAAATTCTATAATAACTCAAGACCTGAATAACCTAGCCTTATAATAAATTCTAGTTGGACAACTAGATTTAAACATGTGACA